ACAGGGACATAAGGAGAAATTAATTCTGCAGGATAACATCCCAAATGGTCAGCTGTTATTGCATGAGTACCACTACCACTTAAAAAGGCTTTATTTATATACCCCACCCACAAAGAGTCACACCCATAGGTAATACTAGGGGCTAAGGTCTTTATTGTTTCTGTATTGCAAACCCTTAATATACCATCTACAAAATAATAACCACAATCATTATTTAGAGAAGAACCACTCACATTATAGTAAACTGAACCCTCAATCCCTATAAATGTATCTACATCAACATTAGTCCAAGTAGGGGTTTCTGTAGATATATTATGTAGGTATAAATTAGATGAGGTTTTATCTACAAACGCTATCCAATCTTCACCACCCGTAGCAGCATTAATGTTTATATCAGTTGAAAAAGTGAAAAACGTATCGTTTGAAGACATCCCAACATTATTACCTAAAGTATCTATATCTGTATTTGCAGAAGACTGTCCAAGCAAACTAATACGACCAACATTTCGCACTGAGACGTTTTTAGCCTCAATAGCCTCCTTGTCTTGTATATCTCTCCCGTCAGAGAAATCTACAAAACCACCATCAAATTGTTGTATTGTTTTAATTTGCTTTGCCATAATACTACTCTTTAATACCTTCTACAACATCTAAAACTACTTCGTAGATTGCTTCCATAAGCTCTTCTTCTTGCTGTTCATTGAGAATAGGCATATTAATCTTCTTATTAGCACCGGCAATAACTGCTTCTTTGTTTTCTTTTAAATATTTAAGCACGTAATTTATTGCAAAGTCTTGTAAAAATTTCATTAATTTCTTCATTTTGGCTCCTTATTTATTAACTACTACTATCGTATTACCTTTTTTATCTTTTGCTACTTTATAAAAGGTCTTGATTCTTGCGTTTATATCATTGATTTGTTTTTGCAAATTAACCATTTGTGCCTCTAATTTGTCAAGACGTGAATCATAAGAGTGTTTTTGCTTCCCTTTTCGAGATTCAATAGCTCTTTGGTTTCTTGCAAAGTTCTCAGTTGGGTTAGTTTGGTTGCCTTGACTCATCTAGTTCCTCTTCAATTCTGTCTAATCGTTTATTAATTTTCATCACCTCTTTATCTAGTTCGTTTGGCTGAAATACATATTTTTGCAATGGTTTTATTATCCCTACTACTTCATCTAATACATAAGGTAGTAATTTGCGTAAAAGCAAGCCTATTAATTTACCTTGAATCATCAATTATTCCCATCTATAAATTCGCCCATTACTGAGCATTTCCCGTTAATAATCTGAACCACATCTGTGGTAAATAATCCATCCTCATAATAATCTATAATAGCAAAGGCATGTGCCCAATTTGTTTTTCTATTAGATAGCCAACGATTTGACTCTTCAGACATATCTTTTAAACAGCCAATGCTCCATGCCCCTTTAGCCCCATCCATGTGGGTAGCAGTCATGTGCTGCAAATCGTGGTGATGTCCATACATTATATTACTACCCAACTTACGAAGATGATTAGCTGTATGATACATACCACCATATTGGTGTCCATGGTAAAAATACAGTTTACCAATCTTAAGATGCTTTCCCATTGGGTAATATTTATAACCTCTTTCTTGTAGTCTAAGTGCATTTTTAACCTCATATTTTGTTATATACGGGTGCTCTTCTGTAAATTGGGTCAACCAATCCTCGTGATTCCCTTCACAAAAATGCTTCTCCGTACATCCAACCTTATCTAATGCCTCATCTATTATATCCATACCATCATTAACATCTATCACATCCATGTCCATATCAGGTATTAAATACTCAATACTTGGTTTTTTTCTTCTTTTCCACTTCCAATGTGAAAATGATTCCCACTCTCCAACATCTCCTAAATCCACATAGATTGTCGGCTTAACTATTTCTATCGCTTTTACAACACACTTTATTGCAGGGATATCTGCAATAGGAAAGTGTTTATCAGGAGTTACTACTGCTCTTCTTGTCGGTGTCTGCATATAACCTTTTTATTATTCCTATTAAAGTAATTAATCCAATTAATGCCCCAAAAAAAGCGGACAAAAATTGAAATATGGGTGTGGTCATAAATACTGACCCAAAGAAGCCCCCAAAACTCCCTCCTACCCCTATTTGGGGATGCTGACTAAGCGAATCTATTACATTTCTCATCTTCACATTATTCCTTATTAGCATTCATAAAATGCCCTATTGTACCTTTTCCTAATTCAGTATTATATACCCTCTTCCAATATTTAGCTTGAGCTATAATATCTTCTGCCGAAGGTATCTTTTCTTTATCTCGCCTATATTTAATTCTACAAAATGCTACTTGCAATGCAATATTAGACATAAAACGAACATCAATATTGGTCTCGTCTAATCCTAATGCATAGAGTTTAATTTTTAATTCCGGTCTATATAGAACATAGTTGTCTATTATGTCCACAATAGTATCAGGTTCACATTGAAAAAATCCCAAAGCAGGGTTTCCACCATAACCCTTTAATGCTCTATATCCTGTCTCTGCCATGCCTGTTCTAAACACTAAAGCCCTAGCATCTTCAGAGTCCATTCCAATATGTTGTAAAACGTCTTTAATAATTGTTTTTATTTCTCTTTTCATTAGTCCTACTACCTTCTAGTATCTTTATACGGGTCTTGTAGTCTTAAATCAGTCACTACTGCTCCATATATAATATTAATTTTTTCAGTGAGTTCACAGACAACCTTATATAATTCCTGTATTGCAAGAGATTCGTTTTCCAAAACGACAGTAATCCCTTCTTCTCCATTAGCCATCCTATTAAGCTCGTCGCTTGAAAAAGATGTTCTTTCAAAGTCTAGTACCTCTGTATCTATAGATGTCATATTAAGACTCCTCTATTAATATATTTGCAGTTAAATAATAGTAAGAACCATCATTACTACTAGTTCTTCTTGCTGTAAACATAACATAGTCACCTTCATTAACTGTAATATCTAGTCCTGTTGCAATGTATTTTTCGTGGCGATTTGCTGCATAGGTCATAGAAAAACCCGCCTCCTTTACCCATGTAAGGTTAACAGTGCTACTACCTGTATCACCATCATCCAAGCCCGATGCAGTCCACATATCAAACTCACAATCTCCATTTGCACTACTAGTTTCTGCCATCATACATAAAGATTCTATCTTTCCTGTCATAGGAATTATATATCCTCCAAGCCTAAAGCTTCTCCAGTAGTCTATACTAGCCCGATTATTTGCATCTACAGAGTTTACATTTGTTGAAGTTCCAAAAGTTGACCCACTCCCCTGTCCATTGACATAATAATAATTCGTATTAAGACAGTTATATCGAGCCCTATGACTCATAGTAATCTTAGATACTGCATTATCATCTACATAAGTTTTGACTGCTTGTTGAGTAACTAGATAATTATCAGAGTCTGCTGAAAGGTCAGTCTTAACTGCTGACCCTGTAACTTTATCAGAACTTAAAGCTATTTCAGTATCACCTGTACCACCATTTTGAGGTTGCAACGCAAGTGATACAGTCCCACTAGATTCACGTGAAGGTTGTAATGTTAAATCAACAGAACTTTTTATAGTAGAGTTAACATTCACATCTCCTGAGAAAGTAATAGCATTCCCTGCTACTCTAAAAACTTCCATAGAAGAAGAGTGTACTTGACCTACTTCTGTTAAATTATATCCTCCTATAGCTATTGAACCTGTCATAGTGCCACCAGATAAAGGAAGATAGTCACCTATTGCACCATCTACATAAGATTTTATATTTTTAACTGAGGCAAGATAATAATCACTATCGGAACTCATCCCGTCAGTGTCGAATTTTACTGCTAAACTTGAAGTGTCAATATATTGTCCTAAAATTAATCCTGCTCCCCCATCAAGAGTAAGTGGATTACCCGCAGCCTGTATAGCTAAGGGGTTGCTCGCAATGGTTGTTAAGGCGGTAGTACCTGTACTATTACCTATTTTCAATCCATGACCACCATCTGCAGACTCTATTCTAAGGAGGGTATATACTTCATTGACATCCATCACATCCATGAAATCGGTTGTAATTATTTTTGTAGCGGAGTCAGTTTTTAATATAATATCACCACTTCCATTAGGGTTAATATATATATCACTATCATCACTGACTGATGTGATGGTGCTACCATTAACTTTTAGATTAGACGATAATAATATCTCTCCTCCTGTACCATCACTGACATTAGATAATGCATCTTGCTTTGCATTCCATGTAGCCTTCTCAGTATCAGTAACAAATCTATTACTACTATCTTGAGTGATAATACTAGGTGCATGATTAGCAGGATGGGTATAATTGTTAGCGTTTTCAGCAATATTGTCTAGTTTACCCTTTAATGTATCAGTAAAGTTATTTTGTGTTAGTCCACCGTCACCTACCGAATATGTAGTATTAGTGTCAGTAGAACTGATAGTTCCGTCACCTGCGATAGTTACGTTAGTACCTGCTGTTAAAGCTGCTACAACATTTGTAGTATCTGTAACGTCTGCAAGAGCCTCAATACCATCTAATTTAGTTTCTAATGCAGTTGTAAAATTCTTCTGAGTTAAACCACCATCACCTACAGAATATGTAGTATCTGTAAATACAGCATTCAAAGGTACATCTGTTAATACTTGTGAACTATTGACTTTATCATCTAATATATCTTCAATATTATCATTACCAAGCATTAGGTTACTATCTATAATAACATTATTATGTAGATTTATTTCATGATTATCATCAACAGTAATAATAGGACTTCCATAAATACCATCAACTCCTAGAAAAGTTGTACTTAGTATAAACTCTTTATCCGTTAAACCTAAGCTATATGAACTAGCTGATGGATTAGTATAGTCTTGAAATGCTATGTATGCTTGACTATTTTCATTGAGTATTCCTAGATTTAAAATAGAATCCCCACTGCCTGCTCCTGCTTGATTTTTAATAAATAAAACAGAATTATTACTACTACTTGTATTATTCCCATAAACAGCACCATTTGCAGTTGGTTGAAAAACAAAATCATCACCATCTTCTTTAAAGGTTATAAACCCTGTAGATATAGATAATTCTTGATTTAGATATACAACTCCAGTATCTAGTGCTGTAATTGAAACTAGACCACTGCTGTCTATAGAAAATACCTCTGAGTGATTAGAGTTTATTATAAACTTATTTTCAGATGAATTATACTGTAATGTATAATCCTCATCCTTTCCAAAGATAAATTCTTTATCGTCAAATAGATGATATTTTGTACCTAGAATAGAAGTTACTGCTTTTGCAGCACTAGTATAATCACCGGTCTGCCCTATTTGGGTTTCATCTCGTGATTCCCATACGGTTGAGCCATCCTCATTCTTATTCTTCCAAACCGACATTTGATTACCTCATGTGTGAATCACCAAGGACTCTTCTAAGACCTCCAACTCGAGCATTAGTGTATTTAGCTATTCTATTTTTAAACCTAGTCATAAAATATTCTTTCTTAGCATAATCACGCATATCTTCTACTAATTGAGCCTTTACATAATCTACAACAGCTAATGCTAGAGTATCATGCACCGGTAAAATATCCTTCTCAGTTAATATTTCAGAAAGGTCATCTATTGCTGTATACTCTAACATTAACCCATCACTTATAGTAGAAGAAGGGGCTACATAAGGAGGAGCATTTGAAATAACTGAGTCCACCCATTCTATAACTACTAATTCTCTACCACGTATAAAATATCCATATTTATCTCTAATAGCTGTCATTATTCCCCTGCTTTATAGCCTTTTCTTTGAAATGCTGTCCGGAATTTAAAAGAACCATTGTGACCTTTTCCACCTGCCTTATAACCATTCTCACCACCATACCTATCAGCAGCTTTTTTACCACTTTTGTCTTTTAGAGAACCTTTTGACTTATTGCGTTTCATTTCCATATATCTTTCTCGTCGTTTAGCGATTTCTTTGTCATCGATATTTGCCTGTTTTATAGCCTTACGCTCATCAGATAAGCCCTTAACTATATCAGTAACATCAGCATCCTTACCACCCATAGCAACTTCTCTTATATCTCGTGCTACAGCATCACCTTTAGTTTTTGCGTAAACTAAATCCTTGTCGTTCATTTTCATTAAATCTTTTCGAGATGCTTGCCGCTTTGCATAGTTTTTCTTTCTCTCTATGATTTTATTTTGTGCGATTATGTCACTTTCTGATACTTTTTTTCTTTTATATGCCATTTTATTTTTCCTTATATTCTTTAATATGTATTCTAGGTATTGGATTGTAATACCCTGTTTCAGTGTCCTTTATTTTAATGTCCTTCACTTGTACTAAATTAGAAGGAAGACTGTATTTAGAAACACCTTCTTCTAGTGTTGTAGTATATTGTGTGACATTCTCGTTTGTTATTAACTGAATCTCATTAAGTGCATCATTAATTAATACCTTAACATAGTTAAATCTTGTCTCTCCGGTTAATTCCATTAATTCTTTAACTGTCATCTCTACTCCTAATTAAGTACAGCGTATTGCACTGCTATTGGGGTACTTCCTGTACTACCAAGAGTTATTGTAGAGTTATCCGGATTCGGCAGGAATATAGCCTCACCACCTTTTAAAGATGCTATTACAACACCTCCTATTGTAACTGTTACTTCATCGCCTGCTTCTTCCGCTGCAGTGGTAAGCCCCCGATTAATATTACTACCGACTGTTACTGTAGCATCATAATCATGTCCGGAATTTTTAACAAACACCCCATCAGCATCTGTATAGGCTATTTCACCGTTTTCTGACCCTCCGTCTGCTGTTGACATGTGGGTATGTACTCTATCACTCCAATCTACTATATTACTACCAGTCCATGCCCCTTTTGAGTTTCCTCCACCTAAACTTCCTTTTATATCAGAAGATAATGTTTCTGCTCCCAAAGCCTCACCGCTTGCAACTATTTCTACTACAGGGGTTATTGATACCCCCCAATCTATTCGTGTTCCCATTATCTAGTCCCTTCTTTTTGAGGTGGCGTTAAAAACCCCTCATTGTATTGTGTTTTTAATAACATATATTTATCTGATAACCATTTATACTCTAGCCCATCGGCTTGTACAATAGCGTTAAACTCACCAATATTGGCTTGTACTTTTGCATTATAATTCCCTAAATCGGCTTGATAAAGTGCATTTCTCTCATTGTTTATTGCAGATGTTCTATTAAATTCTGCTTGATATTTCTCTAGTTGTACTTTATGCTGTTCCATTGCAAAGTTAGAGTTTGATTGAAACTCTTGGATTGCAGCTTGAACTTTTGCCTGATAATGCGATAAATCTAGCCCTGTTTCAGCTGAATAAGTTGTTGTTTCTTTAGCTATTAATGCTTGCCATTTTTGCAATTCTGCATTATATGCTTGTTGTTCTGATGTTAACCTGTTACCCCAATGTTGTATTTCAGATGAGGTTTTAGTAGTCCATTCAGCTATATTCTCACCTCTTATTTGTGCAAACTTAGTCATAACGGGTTGTGCTACGGTTGTTTGCCAATTAAGAACTTCATTATTAACCACGTTTTTCCATGTCTCTACTTCTGTTTGGTGTTTTTGTAGTTTTCTAGCAAAACGATTTTGGTCTGCTGTTAAAGTATTAGATGCCTCCCCTGTTACCTTAGCTATCTCTGCTTGATATTCTTGTACTGCTGCATTAAAAGAGTTTGTTTCATTACCCATATCAGCCTGATATTGAGCTATTTTCTTCTCATACTCACTTATCCATTTAGCATACGCAAGTTCAATATGGTTTTTACTCCATATAGTTACTTTTGAGTTTACATCTATTTGATAAGCCTGAACCTTTGCATTGTATACCGACATGTCTGCTTGTATTTGTTGGTTTTCTTTGCTTAATTTTTGCTGAACCTCTTGTAGCTCTTCTTGTATTTTAGATTTATAAACTTCCATATCTCTATTAAAAGAAACTTGTTCTGCAGATAGTTTAGCCTGATATTCACTTATCATTAGTTGTGCTTTTTGTAAAAATGCTCCTGCTAATTCAGTATCTTCTTCAACATTAATCCAATCATCTATAGCTGCATAATCAGGTGCTGATAATACAGGCAACACAACCTCAGGCTGCTCTCCTGCTGTTGATGCAACAGTAAGGTTGACATCTGTTAGATTATCATAAGCAGGTGGTGCAGGTAATGAAGGTAATTCTAGTTGTGGTATATTTGGAAACTCAGGTGCATTAAATACAGGTTTAGTATATGTTGGAATTTTAGACCGTACCATTGTATCAAAATCAATCATACCATCACTGCCATCCTCTGCGACAGGAGAAGGTGGAGGTGGTGAAACAACTAATTCATCAATGTCAATAGTAGAAATATCAAAAGATAATTCAGGTAAAACCGCATCAGCAACAGCATTATACTCAGGTGCGTTGCCTACCCCTGAATAATCTATAGTAACACTTTCAGGGGGTGGTGGCAATATTAGCCCACTAGGAGGAGTGTATGTTGGTAATTCTTCTACAGGAGACTCTATTATAGGTGGAACAATAAATTCAGGCAATTCTAGTTGCGGTATTCCTGCTTGAATATCAGCCATTTTAGTCATTGCCACAGACATCGCAGCATACATAACAGGAAATCTATAATAAGTCTCGGGGAAATTATCTATATCTTCACCATTTATAACCGGTGTGGCAAGGTATGTAGCAGATGCTGATACTTTAGTTATTATATAGTTGCCAAAATCGCCCTCAACAACTTCTTGATATACTCTAGGTATGGTAAATGAAGTTTGAGCATCTTGTATAACCATAAATATACCTTCATAATATGTATTAGCCCCTACCTCGGACTGAAATATCTTTACAAAATCTCCAACATTAAGGTCATGGATTCCATCTCCATTAGCCCCACTAGTTGTGTCAAGATTTATTAATGTACTATTTCCATCATCAGCAGAAACTATACCATTACTTACACCTGTAGTATAACTACTATCAATGTCAAATTCGTCATCAATACCAACACTTGGCAATACATGTATTTTTCCGTCAAGTAAATAATAGACAGGGTATTCTCCCGTAGCAAACCATATACTGTCAGAGTCAGCTGCTTGAAACCTTTTATCCAAAGGAAGAAGTTTACATGGTTTTGAACCATAACTAACATCTTGTATCTTACCACTCTCTACATCTAATCCACTAATCGGAACAGTAGAAGTAGTAGTGAAAAGCCATAAGTCATCAGGAGATGATAAAGATACACGTCGTACAGTATCTAATGCCCCTGCAACTAATGCCTTCTCTAACTCTGATGTAGAAGGGACTACCCCTATTAATGATTCAACTTCTGATTGTAAGCTCATTATAAACTCCTACTATAAAAGTGCATTTACTTTGTTTAATGAAATAATTAGACTTAGACACTGCTTGCCTCCCAATCTGAATGTTGCAATCTTGTCTTTAGGCATCTTCATCAGTCCATTCCTCTTTCTGCAATTCTAACAATATCTCTGAATGTGAATAAGTATCTATCCCATAAAAACATCTTGGTTTTGAACCTTCATATTTCAGGATGACATTATCGTTGCCCTTGACTGTATTCCTCAATGTATCTTTGGAGTATTCCATTGAGTTGGCAATCATTTCATCCGTTACATCTGCAAATGGAATTATCATGTATTTTCTATTTGGATAACTCATGACGGCACATCCGTTGAAAATGTAGCACCTGAAATTGTGCCTGTGTTTGAATTAGTGGATGAATCTGCAACTGAACTTCCGCTTCCTTCTTCCATTCTCCACCAACCTTGTAAATCCCCTGAATTATCATAATCTCCTGAATCAGAAGTCAAATCAATCGGTGTGCCTGAATTGTATATTGCAGTTACAGCATCGCCATCTAATGCTGCATCCCATACAGCAACTTCGTCAAGATTGCCTTCAAAATAATAACCACCATTTCTACCAATTCTAATCATATCTTCATCAGTTTTTAGGTCACCAGTAATAGTTTTTGTAGTAGGTGATGCATCATCTACATATAAATTAAAAGTCTTTGTAGAAATATCATAAGTCACCACATGATAATGCCATTCACCATAAGTACCCCCAACTGTTCCTCCCACAGTAGGGAAAGTTTTATCAAAATCATTCCCCAATGAATCTTTTCCTAAAATTCTATGATGTGCAATAAAGAGTCCTGTTTGATATGTGGGTGAAAGTGATACTCCCCTCCAATAGTCAGCACTCTCCATATCATTCTTAGCCCAATAACCAATACTAAAATCTCCATCACAAAAATTGTTTATGGAAATATCCACATAATCATCCGTTCCATCAAAAGCAAGTGAATAGGTGTTAGCAAAAGCAGCAAAAGGTGTATTAACTTTGTTTAATGAAAGTCCTAAACCTAATCTAGGCATAACTAGCCTCTATATAAAATTGCTGCATCACCTGCACCAATAGTAACAGATGACCAAGCCCCAAAAATAGTAACTCCTGCAGGTACTTCAACATCAGATAAAGAATCCCATTTACCTGTGTCTAAAGATGTGGCTGTTACTGTAGTAGCCCCTGTGCCTGATGTAGTTCCTAATGCTTGTATTGCTACAATATCAGCACCTGAAGATGTATCATCTGAAATATATTCTGCACCTGCTTGTCCTAAACTTGCGTTCTGTGCTTCTTGTACTGTGTAGCCCTGTAAACCTCGTTTTTTTGCCATATTCACCTCCTGCCCTAAGCACTGGCTGTGCGTGAATGGGCTTGTTTAATTTTATAGTGAATCCCTCCTCCTCGGAGAACCAATCGAGGTAGGAGGGAAACACCGGGTTAAGTTACGAAGCGAGTAAGCCTGCTATACGCATTTTAGCTAATAAATCATCTACCTTATCAGATATAGCCTGAATCTCAGCCTCAACATAAGTATTACTTATGTCTTGGTCAAGGTCAGCCTCAGCTGCCATAGGTAGTGCTGCCGCCAAATCGTCCAACTCATCTAAATCTGCATTAGATAAAGACTTAAGAGCCACAACTTGGTCATCTGTTACTTCGCCATTTGGGTTGTTTGCTATCCAATATTTAGCCATAATTAACCTCTACTTCCATATTGCGTGGCATTCAGGCATAGACCACTCGAATCCACCTTCAGTTAGAATCATGTCAACACGTTTGTCTGTACCTGTGTTTTCAAGAGTTTGTACACCAACATATACTGATGTGTCTCTATTTACACCGTTACCTGACAATGGTCGCCATTTAACATGACTTAGATTGATACCAAGAATCTTAACACCACTACCATCTAAGTGTATATTTCTAGCAACATTAATGTCACCATATACAGTAGAGATAGTTGTGAAATCAACACCGAATACTCTTTTCTTGCCTGTTGCAGCAAACGAAGAAGAGAAGTTTGGTGATTTCTCTAGATTGTTTTGGAAATATCCACCTAGTTTGTGCAACCAATTATATGTTGCAGTATCACAGAAGAATACCATTTTCTTAGAGTTGTTATATCTTGGGTCAACCAACATACTTAAGTCTTCTAGAAAATCATCAGAAGATTTAATATCATGGTCTAAGTCAAACAAGTTACCGTTAGTTAAGACATAGTCAACCGCACCTTGTGTGTACTGAACATTACTAGAAACACCTTGTTTACCAAATAGTGCAGTTTGTTCAATTTCCCACTTGTGCTCAATTAACTTATCTCTCCATAGCCTTGCCCATTCGTTTTTCTCATACTTCAATGCAGTTGCTCGAGCTGAGTTAGACATACCAAATTCTGAACGGAAAATTTGAGTATAACCATACCCTACTGAGTAAGGTTGGTCTGCCCAATTCATTTCCATTAAAGTCGAACCCTCGCCATAAGCAGTTCCTGTTACATAAGACCGCATAACTTCTAACTCATTAGAGATACTATTAGAACCATCAGAGTTAGGTGCTACATCAGTAATTAATACAGATGAAGAGTTATAAGAAGTTAAGTATCTACTAGCTGCACTAACATCTTTAACCACATCTACGGCTAATTGTGCAACCTCATAATAGCTTGCAAGAGTATCAGGGGCTGCGGAAACAAAGTCACCTACTGCATTTGAATCAGCGACAGTATGACAAAGCCATCCCTCTACAACCGCTGATACTTTATAAAGAGCATAATCTGCAAAGCCACCGCCTGCTGTACTAGCATAATTAACTTTAATAACTTGATTTTTTAAGTAAAACTTAGGCATTGTTCCTGCATCACCAACTTCTACACCGGCTTGCCCGATTACATTTTGAATATTACCTTGATTCTTGTAATCAGTAGCCATATATAGATGAGTTTCAGATGCATCTAAATCACCATCAAGCCCTGCAGTTGTTGCATCACCTGCACCAATACAGTAAGCATAACGCTTCATCCATGATTGACGTTTTTCGGTGAATTTAAATTGAGGGTCATCGGTTGGTTTGTTACCAATCTTAGAAACTAATCTAAAAAATGGTGTTTGGTCTAATGCGAGTTCTGTGAATTGCTCAGAAAAGTTATACTTTCTACGCATTTCACCTGTATCAGGAGTACCTCCACTTATACCTGTAATATCAGATATGCTTTGGTTTCCATTATAATCTAAAGTTGACATAATATAGCCATCCTTTCCTTAATTAAATTAAGTTCGGTAAAACTATACTATATTGTAAAAGTTTATCCGAACAGGTCGTCGTCTTCAAGTCCTTTAATGACATTGAAAACTTTATCTTCTGTGGTGATATCCTCTACATCAGCACTTCCTGTGCCGGACACTGTTTGGGGGTTTTTTCGCACATTTTTCATTTGATTAATGACATCTTGCTTAGTATTTTTAGCAACCTTATTTTTAACCTTATCTTTATTGATAATTAGGTTCATATCATCATAAGTGATTGTGTGCTCACCTGCCTTATTTAACATGTCTAAAAACTCTTCTTCTGACATATCGTTGTCTTTCATCCATTTGATTGCAGCGTCTCTGTCTTCAACTTGTTTTTTTTCAGTGTCAATACGGTTATTAAGATTCGCTTCAGTTTTTTGAACTTCCTGCGAAACTACATTTTTTACAGCATTCTTAAATACTTGCCCCGAAACTGATGTTGGGTCGTGTATAGCCTCGTCAGCATCAAATATAAAGTCCTCGGGCAAAGAAGGTTTTTTCTTCCCACCACCTGTTTCTAAATATCCCCTGACATGGTCTATAAGACCTGCATCTTTTTTCATTATATCAATTAATGCTGAATATTGTTGATTTTCTTCAAGCATTTTTTGATTTTTAGAGTTTTCTCTAGTTGAATCACTGTACCGTTTTTTGTACGGATTATCGTCACTCTCCCAATTTGCGGTAGCACCGCTACCTTCCATGGAGTCCTGAGTATTACTTTCCGCCTCAGGAGTTACCTGTTCTTCTGTTTGAGGTTTGTCGTCATAGATAGCAGGATTAACCTGCTTCTCTAACTCTTCAAAGTAGTCTTCAGAGCCACCCATAACTAAATCAGTCATGTCATCTTGTGGGTTACTGTTTTCTTTACTCATTAAAATTTCCTTATAATTAGTTACTAAAGTTACTCAGGTTTAGGTGGTGTTTGCAACTTTTTTATTTCTCTATCCCTGATTAAGTCTTTTTTGTAGGCATCAGAGTCTGTTTTCATCTTATGCCCTATTTTGTCTTGATTAGCTTTTTCTACTGCAGCATCCCCTTTAAGTCTAGCTGCGGTATCAACAAATTTCTTACGCATATCATGCTCAACTTGTCGAACTTTATCCTTAATGCCGGCTTGTACAAGCTGACGTTCAAGTGTTTCAATGGTTCCGGCTTGGTCTTTCGTTTTTTCTTCAAGCTCTGACAGCTGTCCTTGAAGTTGTGCATACATAGATTTACGCTCTGCTATACCTTCTTTGTTTTTAACATCTGTCTCAGCTAAAACAGCAAGGTCATCTACAATACCTAGTTGCATTAATTCTTTTAACTCGCCTAGATATGCCCACCTGTTAATCGGCAAACTATTTCCGGCAGTAACTCTTATATCTAAATTAGCAGAAGCATAATCATTAAATTTACCAATTACATCCCCATAATCATTATAAATAGGAACATTAATAGCTACCTCTTTTTGCTCTTGGATATTATTAGGCTGTACTATTCTAAATACTTTTTCAGCTGTATAGGTATCTTGGGCATAATCTTTAACTAATAGCCCCACCTGCTTTAAGCCTGATTTAACAGCCCCTTCTACCCAAGCTTTGACTCTGCGTGTTCCATATTCATCATTAGCTAACAATCCTTTATATGTGTCCGGTTGTTTACTAACATCACCCTGCATAGATGAGTAAATTCCTGCAAGATACTCTAAGTCACCTCTTCCTTCAGCCACAATGTTTGCAAAAGCTGCTGATAGCTGTGCCGGGAGTACTTCCTTAGGCGGTTCATAGCCATTGTTGACAGGTAAGAGTGCACCGGGTGCTGATGCGAACTGTTCCCAATAGTCTACATCAATAGAGCCATCTACATATTTCCACCTTAAAGATGAACCTAAAGACGCATTATGCACCATTAATTGATGAGCTTTATTCATCTCGGTTTGTTTCCCAATCAATGGTGATACAGCGGACATTGCATAAGGCGTCCCTGTCCAATTATAATGGATTGGCACTATTGGATATTCTTTACCGGGAAGGTAGCTTTCAGATATTAACTCATCTCCTACGCAGAGTGAAAGTTTAATTTTTGTATCATAAAATTTAACAGCATCAACTAGATTCTCTTTAAGCTTCCCCTTCATCAATATATTAAATTCTTTTTCAGACATAACAGTTTGCTCTATTTGACTAACTTCTTCCATTGCCTGTTGCAATCTTTGTTGTTTTTGTTGATTAAAACTCTCCTCTGCTTGGATAGCCATTTTTTTGATTTCAATATCAAAGCGTTCCTGAATGATTTCACCTGCTTCAAGTTGCTCATTAAGTATCTTTTTCTGTTCAAGCAGTTGAACCTGCATTTCATCCCTAACGCCCTCCATTTGCTGTGATATTGTTGATTCAATCCGGGCTATGTCCTGCTCCGAAGGTTCTATTCTATAGAACACGTTCATAAAAGGAAGGGACTCTTTTTCGTATAGTTCGTAATAATCTATAAGCAAATCATCTTCACCTAGTATGGTGAAATTCTCATTAATATCTTTATATTGGAAATCATTACCGTCAGCTTTTTCTGTTAAAGAAAAATGAGAAGGATATTGTGAGTTTGCTTTTTTAACTTTATTCTTATACTGAGGAAAGACATTTGAAAGTTGTGCTCTTGGGATAACCTTATGAACCATCATAAATGCGGCATCTCGGAACAACAAATCTCTAGATTGTGGGTCTATATAAACATCGAAAGGCTCAAGGTTTCTTAATTTTACATCGCCCATTCCTTGGTCTGAATTTGGGTCTACATATATTTGAAAATAACCTGTTGATTTTGTACATGCATCATTTATCACCTGATGCATAATTTGTTTACCGTTTGAGATATACCATATATAATCTGCAATGTCATTATGAACAGCAGCAATATCAGCGTCGCTACCTTCAGCACCTATTGCTTGCCACTTAGGGTCATTTGCAGTAGCATAGAAATTTAACATCTCTACAATAGGAATAATCCGATTAATAGTAAAAGTAGGCATTCCTGCCTCTGATAATGCATTTTCTTCTTTTTTAGTTAATTGGTTATCTAAATAGAAATCATGCCCTTTTTGGTTGGTTTTTTCCCATTCTTGTCGAGTTTGTCCATTTAATTTAAGAAAAAGGTTATGGATTAGCCCTGCTTTATCTTTTTTTGAAGCCATTTTGGTTATATTCCTTTAATTTTTGTGAAAAACAGCATTATAACTTAATCATGATTTATGCTATTATCCAACTCTTTGGTTTTGGTTTTGGTTTATAATATCCTGTATCTTTATTAGATTTAAGTCCTTGAGGAGGGGCGGCATACTTAACTGCGTATGCTAATGCATCAATCGTGTCGTCGTGACCCATACGTTTTCCAAACGTGATGATTTCATGCTGCAAATCGTACATGTTTTTAGTAATAAACACACTACCTATACTCATTCGTTGAGATAAGACTTCTTGTATTCTATCTCTCTTAGACATCCTAGTACCGGGCTTTTCTTCTCTAAACTTAACAGTAAAGTCATTCCTTCGTTTCATCTCTGATATTAACGATTGGAAGATTGGTCTCGACATAGTAGTTTCTTCAATGATGTGTAGATTAGGGTGAAAGACCTGATTATTATCAAAAATAATATCAACAATACCCTTTTTGTTGTCGCCCGGAATCCCAAGAACAGGTAGGCTTCTCTTACGAATATAATTAAGAACATAAATATTATTGTCAATGTCGACAGCAATATACAAAATAACGCTAAAGTCACTATCCCTCCTGTCGGAATCAGTTGCAGGGTCAACACCACAAAACACATTTACAGGTTTATATTCCCCATCAATTACAATAAAAGACATTTTTTTATCCTCATCCCACTTGTAGGTTCCATCATGATATTTGATATGATTCATATTAAATATGGAATCTTCAGCACTTTGCACTTCCATCATATATTCTTGGTAGAACTTCTGAGGCTGTCCTGAGTCTTGGTAGAATCTTTTCTTTTCTTCTAGTTTAGCATGCCCAAACCAAGAGTCCCACAGGCACGAACCACTACTTGTTATTGCTTTGTAGAGTTTGACTTTCCACGAAAAATCTTCTCCATCAGCCTCCGCACGCTCATAATTAACAATAAGATTGTTGATAAAAGAATCGTAATGCACAGGTGTGCCATTAATACGGAGCCTGCCATTATAAGGCTCCAAAGCAGGAGCAACAACTGCAGTAACCATAGTTGAGTTTTTATCCCTTGACTCAGCAGTAAGGGTATTGTTCTCATCTTCAAAGTCATCCAAGACAACAAGGTCGTATCTTTTATGAAGTTTTGCACCCCCTCTAATACCCGAGATGTTAGATTTTGAAAGAAGTTTGCACTCATTTGATGTCTCTATATCTGATTCTGTCCATTTTCTACCCTTTAAATTTCCAAAGTAGTATCTTATTGTGTCGTTAAACTCTAGGTGATATTTTACATAATCCATATTCCCTGTTGCAAGCTTTTGTGTAGCTGATACCCATCCATAGAACAATGGTTCCTTGGCAAAACAAAAAGCATGAACAATATCCGCTTTAGTGAGAACTGTCTTCCCATGTCCCCTTGGCATAATAACAGCAAGGTTGGTATGAGAATACTTTCCGTCGTCATCTTTTTCAAAAATTGTATCAGCAATTTCGTAATGAAAAAACGGTGTTTCAGACCTCATGAAATCATCAGGAAGAAATAACTTCCCAAATGCTATAAGGTCATTTTGTGCTAGCTTTAGTGCCTCTTCGGCTCTGCTTACGTTTTTTGTGTTTATATTCGCCATATACCTTTAGATTACCATAGTACCCGAAGGGTCGAAAAAATTTTGGTACAGGTGTGACATCTTTATTTTTCTCCATCTGTCAGTAAATCCCTATCTATTGCTGTTAATTGGTTATCTGAGAACCCTTGGAATACACCCTTGACCTCAGTAACTGCCTTTTTCTCAACAACCCCAAACGCATCCCATAACATACTGAGAGCTTTTAATCTATCAGAGTCGTTCTTTCCACCATCTACTACGTTCTTTGCAGCCTCAAGTAAATAGTCTAAATCTATCGCCTGTTTAGCAAATGCTAATTTTAATTCTTCTCTCATTAAATTTTGAATCCTCTTTTGTTGAACCAATATTGCTGCACGCTTCTTAGCTGTGGTTTCATTCTTTGTGTTAAAAACCTTCAAGTAGGCTTCAACAGGCTTATTACCACGAACTATGTAAGAAGCAAATAATATCTCCTTCTCAGTGGGCTTAACCCTGTCTCTCATGCGACTAGCATAACTCTTACCACCTACAGAATATATATCCTGCTGCTTCTCCGTTGTCATGCCTCGTGAGGAAATATAACTTCCTGTGCACGTACCTATCACATTATTGTACCTCCGTAGCACTTGAATTACACAACCATCGTCTGCTACAACCCAATCACCTATATCAGCATCAGACCAATTAGAAATCGGCTGTATATCAATAGGCACCTCATCAGGCTCGTACACCTTATGCGATATACCCTTGACGGTATATTCCCTCATAAGGCTATTATACTATAAACTTCCATAGTATAATATATTACATCTGTTACATTAAATAAAAATAAATTCTTTTACATCTATTTTACATATACATGTATATATACATAGCCCACCCCGGAGGGGAGGGGGGAGGAGAGTGGGGGTCTCACCCGATACCCACTACCAATCTTTAAAAATTGGGGCAAAATGTCGTATGGGGTGCGTAGCATACGGGGCACCCTAGCTGTGGGTTTTCCCTCACAGAATTACGTTATCTTTCAAAAAACTCGGATTCGTTTCGACGTAGCCACCGACGACAGTCTAGGGGGGGGTGGGGGAGGGGAGGGGTAGGGGGAGGGGGGGTGAGAGGGGAGGTGTGAGGGGGGAGGGGAGCAGGGGTGGGATGGTAGGAGGGGTGTCAGAGGGGTATCAGAGGGGTAGTATGTAACCTATTTCTCCCTATCCCTGCATATAATCCTAGTTTTCACGACCACACAGGTCACCACACAGTCTGCACAGTTCCTATAGTTCTCTTGTATTGTTTATAGTAGGGGAGTACGTCTATAATTACGTGGTACCCACCACAGTTTCTCCTTAATACTCCCTTCGACCTCGACCATGCTAGAATTATTTTTGTAACGGAGGTAACAGATAGTTGTTGCATCCCATTATGTTACAGTTGTAACTTACGGTAGCGGTCAAAGGAACCGTATTTTTGACATAGTGTTGGAGTGACTACGACGGTAGGTGTAACCAACAGTGAGACACACTGAGAGGTGTGCAGAGAGAATGGATTGAGACTGAGCAGTTGAGTGCTACCCTCTATACCCCCGACGACACCATACTATAGATTTGAGTGTTACGAGGAAGAATAGACAGGAGTATGAAGATTTCGTTGGGAACACTACCCTTCTAACCACCCACTAGCTTCCGTCAATCCTGTGGACAGAACTTAGCAAGAGCCACGAACACCTAGTTGGGTATCTTTAACTAGGGATGGAGCATGGTGTCAGAGCTATGCGTTGGTAACTCCTTCGGGAGATGTTCTGTTAGTAGATTGGACACGAACAGAGGATGTATGAAACTAGGGTTCGCTACCCTTCGTGTCCTCAATAATTAAGGAGATGATTATGTTATGTTATTCGACCGATAAAGCCACGATGGGCAAAATTAGAGCAGATAGACCTGCTCACCGACCATCTAGAGAGCAGAAGAAAGAGCGAGAGCTAAATTTACTTCGTATCAAAGGAGATATGAAGAGCTACCGAGAATATTTACAAAGGAGAACCAAATGAAATTCAAGACCAAAGAAAACATCAAGATTTACTGTCGGATGATTGGAGAGTTCCTCCTCTTATTCACATTTTTATCAACATTTGTTCATTTCATAAAATAGGAGATAACCATGATACTACATAACGATAGATACGAACAGGGTGATACTGACGCAGATATTTCATCTTACATTTCTCGTCAGATAATCAAAAAGAGCGACACTTCATATCCACCAAAACCATCGGTGGAGCTAAAGGTGATTGCTAGACCAAACCATAAGGCAGTTTCTGAGGAAATTGCGACCAAACTAGCTTCCAAGTGGGGAGCAAAATATAATTTAACACAGGAGAACAGATGAATACGGCTAAAAACTATGTCGAGTACATGAATGAAGTTAAAGAGCTGAAATTTAAACTTGCTGATGCAAAGGCAGAGCTAGGGCATTATATGAAACTTGCGAGAAATAATGTCACCCATAGTGGTATTAAAGGGGATGGAGAGTATTGGACAAGTTGGTGGGTGTTTGTGGGGAACTTATCCGACGAAAAATTGGGTGAGTGCCTATATGACCTCGATATATATGAAGACAGAGACAGGGGTGTTTATGATGATAATGATTGGGATTGTAGTGGAAGGACATTGCGTAATAAACCCAAAATTAAACGAACAAAAACACGCATCCTCGTTACCCAAACAGGATATATAGATTGCTAAAGGAGATGAATAATGAATCAAATAGAAAGAGATAGGGTCAATAGAAAGCTTGACACTGATGAGAAGATTGTAATAAAAGCTTTAACTGAAAAGGTTGCATCTTTAAAGTTTGAAATCAAAAGATTAAAAGTTGAAACGGCAAGATTGGAAGGTGAGTTTATAGGAACATTGAAAGCAATAACTTTTTGGAATATTCCAAAAGAGCTTAAAGATAAACTAGAAGAACGTATTGTTGAATTAGAAAAAATCAGAGATGAGTCGTGCAAAAAAAGGAGATATAAATAATGAGTATAGAAACAATTTTAAATAAAAACGTCGGAGACCACCAAGAGGTAGAGATTATCCAAAACAATGACAGCCTCACTCTGAAGGTGAGAACAGAGATTGGGAACTTTGTGGTGGATGTCTATGACTTCTGTAAGATTCCGAGAGTAAACATCCATTTGGATGAAAAGTTCACAGGAGAATTGCTAACCACTACCTCTGAGTTGACCGAAGAGTTAGATGTCCACAATGTATCTGTGGGCTTCGATGACCTATGTTCGGTTTTTGAGTACAGAAAACCGTCTTGTGAGTTGTGTGGCAAGACTGTTGTCGAGCCAAACGACAGGGTGTCCTGTATGGTCTATGATTCCGACATGGGCAAGAAAGTGGAGAAAATCCAATGCGTAGATTGTTTTAACAGTAAATTAGAAGGGGTGCAGTAATGAGATTACATGATGAAATGGATGAGATGATAACGACATACGAAGTTAATTGTATAGAACACGGTGAGCATTTCTATTTTCATATGGAAACAAATGAAACAAATAGAGATAAGATAATGGCTGAAGCACGAGAGGAAGCGAGTGGTTGGGGTGCTGAAGTTATAAATATTAAGAGGAAGTGTAATGGGTAAGAAATACAAAGGACTATCAAAGGAAGCGATTATTGAACAGTTTGCTCAACCTATCATTGACGTACTGTCTGAGGGGAAACTTGCTTGGGAGATGCCCTTCATGAAAACAGGCGGAGGAGCTTCTGCTTATAATTTTGCATCAAAGAAACACTATAAAGGGCTGTTCAATCAGCTCTCTCTTGGCTGTTTAGCTATGAACAACAAATATCCCCACAATGCTTGGGTTACCTACAAAGGAGCGAAAGATTTAGGTGGTAACGTGAAGAAGGGCGAGAAGGGAGCTTTTGTTGTGTTTTGGAAGTTTATCAAGAGAGAGGTTGAGGACAAAAATGGTGATATTGTTGAGAAATCAATCCCCTTCTTGAAACACTTTAAGGTCTTCAATGTCTCCCAATGTGAGGGCATTGAGCTTCCTGTTGTCGAGAAACCTAAGAAGATGGGGAAACTGAAGGTTTTAAAACAAGCTCAAGCTATCGTTGATGCCTATGACTGTCAAGAGAAGAACCTTGAGATTGACGTTAATGGGAAAAATGGTGCCTTCTATCGACCCTCAATGGACTTAATTGAGTGTCCTTCTATGAGAAATCATGTCGAGAAAGCCAAATCTAATGGTTTGAGTGTTCACGACGGTAAAAAACACTTTTACTCCACACTATTCCACGAGATGGTACACTCAAGTGGGTCTAAAGCTCGTCTTGACAGACTTAGTGAGAATTTCTCCTTCGGTGACCATGCTTATTCTAAAGAAGAGTTAGTTGCAGAGATTGGCTCTTCCATGTTGTTAGCTGAAGCAGGACTGTTCTCCGAGAGTGTAAGCAACAACACGTTAGCTTACTGTCAAGGATGGGCATCCAAGCTTAAGAGTGACCCTCAGTGGATATTATGGGCTTCAACACGAGCTTTACGCTCTACAAACTACATCATGAATGGAGAGAAATAATGAGTATAAAATTTTCATCAATCTTTAGTTGCTTGGAGTATGAAGCTCACATCAACCTCTCTACAGGGTATTATGAGATTGAGAGCATGAGTGGGGTTGTTAAAGATAGTGGTTGGACACTTGGGAAACCTTGTGTTCAATCACTACAGGGTATTATAAGAGAATTTTTAAGGAGAATAAACAATGGATGATAATAAACTAATAGCAGAATTTATGGGGTTATCAATTAAAGATGGAGTATCATATTATACCGATGAACATGATATGTTTCCCATGAATATTGAGGTTGACTACCCATATATCCCATACGACGAGTCTTGGGATTGGTTGATACCTGTAGTACAGAAGATAGAGCAATACTATGAGGGAGTACCACAGGAGATGCTTGACATTAATTTATATAGCGATATAAATGAAGTGTATAAAGCAGTAGTAGAGTTTATAAGGGAGAATCAATGAGTTATTTTAACGTAGAATATAAACCAACACAAAAAGCTCTTATTAAAAGGGGGGTGTTATGTGATGGTGATTGTGGTCATGTTTGTCTCGAAGAAGATATGACACGCAGTGCTTTTGGAGATATCTATTGTGACGAGTGTTTCTGTACTTTTATGAACGAACAACACGATAGACAGTCAGAGGAGAAGCAGTGAGTAAGTATGTTGAGAAGTTTGTGTGTGGTTCATGTAAAAAGTTAAAGCACAAGAGTGAATTGAAGATTGTATCACCACATCAACTTCAATGTATAAAATGTATCAACAAGAAGGAGGAGAAGTAGAATGATACGATTAATGGAAATTACCAATGACTGTGATGATTGGCAATGGGAAGACGACTTAGATTATCTAGGTGAAATCCTAAAGAAAACTAGGATAAAAAATGGTTTTCTTCAAGGAAGAAACATGGGATGGAGAAGAATGTCAGGAGCGACTGATGTGTTTGGGGTTTCAGCAAACAATATTATATCAAAGTTTGGAGACTTCAGTTGGAGAGTTGTGGTAAATAAAGAAGGACATCAATTATCTTTCGTTAGATATTCTCATGATGAACCTACAGGGGCTACAATATTGTTGCATTCGTCTAGACATTATAACAGAATAGTAAAGGAGAGCAGATGAAAGTTGGACAAAAAACAAGAGACGAGATGGCTGAAGAACTCGCAAAAAGAGAACTTGAGAATATAACTGATGATGATATATTAACTATTCTAATGCATGGTTGCAAGGGATGGTTAGAAGCTCATGACTTGAGACAGCAGTATAATCATATCATAAAAAATAATATTTCATTAGCAAATACAATAAAATAAAGGAAATATCAATGCATAGTATAGAGACTATAAGAAGAATGAATAAATCTCACTTCAAACCTTACAACTCGAAAGGAGAGTATATGGGCAAAGGTGGTTGTGGAGAGACTTCAAGTGGGCTACTACTTGACCACGTTGTAAAACAAAAAACAAAGATTAGAATAATTAACTCAGACAATGAAACCTATATCACAAAAATTACAAAGGTTGGAGGAGATATGGGGTGGTTGTGTGGTTATGTTGGTGTTCCTATAGGACATCCACTTTTTGGGTCTGACCTTGCAGGGTGTGAGGAGCCAAGAGTAAGTGTTCATGGGGGAGTTACATTTGCTGAAGCTCTTGATGAATACGAAGGATATTGGTTTATAGGTTTTGATACTATGCACTTTAATGACCCCTTAGTAACCGACCTTCTTGATGAATGTAAAACCATGACACTTAAAAAAGCTATAAGTAAGGGTTATTGGGCTGAACATTTGGTGGCAGAGGAGCTAAACTGTCTATTACAACAAATCATAAAGTTGGAGGTGTAAATGGAGGTGTTACTTTGGATGTTTATGCTGATATTGATGCCTGTATTTATTATTTATGGGATAATAAATCTTGCTAGTTGGATGATTGATACTTGGAGTGAATTTAATAAAGGATGGAAGAGATATGAAGAGTAAAGACACAACAAAACATTGGCTTTATAAGGGTTGGTATATACGTCGGAATAGTGATTGGTGTTATGAAGTATATTCTTGTATGGATTTTAGCAAGGAATATCTACAGAAAACCTTTAAAGAGCTTGATGGTGCTATTGAGTTCTTAGATAGGAGACAAAATGCCAAAGGAATATAAAACTAAATACTGTGATGGGTGCAAGAGGGTTTGGCAATATGAATGGGTTAGTAACTCTAAGAAGAACCTTTTATATTATTTAGACTACCCCACTTATGGGCTTGATAGAGAAAACTGTCAAAACTGTGAAGTCAATCTCGACCTAGATAAAATACACGACCTAGAGTGGGAGGGGGTTGATGGTGCAGACTCCCCCGACTTTGTTGATGCTCATATCACTTATGCTAGTTATGAGCATCAACCAAACAGTTTTAGAGACTTAACCGAAAGAGAATTAGAGTGGCTTTGCGAAGAACACTCTGATTGGTGCTACGATAAATTACTAGAATACTTATATTGAAGAAAGTGGGGAATAAATGACCGAGACATTTAGCAATATAGAAAAGGCATTAGAGGAGCATTTCTCACTGCACGATGTTAGTGTAATGATGGACTTGCTACATAAATACAGAGAGTATGAGCATAAACTCATAAGATATTATAGTGAAGATGACTTTACCGATTTTTTAAATGAATATAAAAAGGAGATAGATAATGGGAAGATATCAGGAGAAATAATGATAACGGTATTTTTTGAGACCAAAACGGGTAGTTACGTTGAAGAAGTTGCATCCATAAAGGATGAAGAGCTATATATGTTATGTTTGCCCATATTGAAAAAAGAAGCGGAAAAACAAAACATGATTGTAACAGAAAGCGTTGACGAGGTTTTGGCTAATAAAAAACAAGAGGTTAAAGAGGAGCGAGTCATGTTAGCAGACGAGAATAAAAATATGGCTAAGTTTCTAGAAACACTCGGGTATAAAAAGAATGATATAGATTGTATCTGTGTCGGTGATTACGAAGGAGTTGAAAGATGAAGAAAAGTAATAGCTTTATAAGTTGGGAGACCGAAAGCTCTTATGTTGAATTGCTAGATGAATACAAGCTTTTAAAGATAGGAGACACGACTAGCCACAACACTGTTCTAACACAGCGTTTAATAGACATTGTACAGAGGCGGTGGGATGCTTTAAAGAAAAGACTAAAACCAAAAAAGAGGAGTAAGTATGAAAAAGAATAAATTTATACAAGTAAAACTGTCACCACTTATGATGGATAGGTTAAAACAGAGTGCTGAGGCAGACCTTAGAAGTGTGACTAAACAAGTTCTTTTTATTGTCACTAAATACTTAAAAGAAAACACAAGAGATAGAACAGAAAGGAAATACTAATTGAGACTAATTGACCTTGAAAAACTAGAAGCTAACCTGCTAATGGCAGAGGAAATACTCGCTGAAATGAGACCACAACTAAAAGCTCTCCATGAGCTTGTGGAAAAATACTACAACCTTAAGAAAAATATCTACCCCAAAGAATAATCTTTGTATTGGTAACATTTGTACCTTAATTTACATAATAATTATTTAAGGAGTAGATATGACTGAGAAACCTGCAATGAACATAAGGGGCGTTGATGAAAAGCTTTATAACGAGTTTAAATCAATGGTCTTTAAGGTTGGCTATAAGTCCGTTAAATCAGCGGTGATTGATTTAATGAAACAGTTTGTACAACAAGCTGAACAAAAAACTAAGTAACCCCAATACCACCATCCTCGGTGAATAATACTGACATTAGAGCTGTTTTTATGTCATCAATTATTGGCTCATCTTTGGATGGTGGTACTTCTATTACGGGAGAGAGTAGAACCTCACCTTCTATTACCTCTTGGATAAACTCAATTTCCTCAGTCTCTTCGTTGTACATTATTGTTAAATTATAAATTTTATTCATAACATAATATATCACATCTTAATCATTAAATACTTGGTAATTATTCTTGACAAGTGTTATATTTGTTACATGGACAAGACAGAAATTAAACAATATTTGGAGCGAAGAGGGATTAAACAGCGGTGGTTGGCACACAAAATAAATGTCAGCGAAGCTTACATGTCGAGGATGTTGTCGGGGGAAAGAAATATACCATTTTGGATGGTGTATAGAATAGAACAAGCATTAAACATTACAATCAAGGAGAATTAATGAAAATAACATATAAAGAAGTGTGGGACACCCTATCTAAGGTGGATGTTAATGACCATATTGAAACAGTTGAAGGCAAGAAGATGACTTTAAGTTATTTGTCTTGGGCTTGGGCTTGGGGAATAATGATGGAACACTATCCAACAGCAGAATATACTTTTACTGTTTCAGACAAGGGTTTAGATATAAAAGAGTATGCCGACACAACAGCTTCGGTAGAATGCACTATCACCATAGGTGACTTAAAAAGAAGTATGTGGTTGCCTGTTATGGATTATAGGCATAACGCTATAGTGTCTCCTAATGCTCTTCAGATATCAAACGCCAAAATGAGATGCTTTACAAAGTGTATGGCTATGTGGGGGCTTGGGCATTATATATATGCAGGAGAGGATGTTCCTCATGAAAAACCGTTTACCCCTACCGAAGAACAGAAAGCTAGGTTTCAAGAACTATTAGCATCTAAAATGTATGATAGTAAGCGTGGGGTGGTTAAGGATTGGTGGAAAGGGTTTGTATCAGAAAACCAAATCATCACAGGATTAAAATATATGGAAAAACAAGTTAGTAATTTCAATGAAAAACAACAAAAGGAGAACGTATAATGGCTATAATAAAATTTAGCGAGAACGATAGTATTGATGTGAAATTATCTTATGATAAAGGTAAGATGGTAAGTGGTAAATATGGTGTGCAGTACCTTTGGTCTTGCAATGAAGATGATGTCTTTTACGCCACAGAGAGTCTTAATAGCTTATTAGAGGGGCTTAAAGTGAATAGAGGGCAAACAGTATCTATTACTAAAGTATTAAACGCAGGGGAGAGCATTCCTGTTTTTCAAGTAGATGGGAAGACCTTAAATAGTATCTCCAATTTAAGCTCACCGCCCTCCTCTGCCCCCCCATCATCTACACCACCTGCATCACCAAGTTCGTTAGAAAACATAGAGCAGATGCTTAGGTTGATTTGTAAGTCTTTAAATATAGACTACGATACAACCCCTAAACAACCTGCAATGGATGAGGATATACCTTTTTAATGAAACCCACTGAAAAAAGGTTTACAGATGTAAAGAAATGGGAAAGAGAGTGGTATCTCAACCTGTCTTCAGATGAAAAAGTTGTATGGCAATTTCTAGTTGATAACTGCGATAAGAGTGGTTTTTGGGTAGAAAATTGGACTATAATGAAAATGTTGACAGGCATCCCAATTACCGAGATGCCAATCCCACTTCTAAAACAAGTAAAAACTACCAACACCACAGGGGTGTGGTTTATTAAAGACTACCCTGCTTTTCAATATGGGGTAGAGTTTGCTAGTAAAAATGGTTATCTACAAAGAAAGTGTGTTGAGGACATGGAGAGGTATGGGGTGGGAGGTACCCTCTCCCCCCCCCTCCCCTCCAACACCCCCCAAGAGGGGGAGGTAGGGTCTCCTATGTATATGGACATAAATATGGATAGAGATGTAGAAATAGTGGACACAGTGGAAGAGTTTTGTAATCATCAAATGATTAAATATCCTCATTACTACAAGAACATTGATAAGCAGATTAAGGTTGGTTATGATGTTGTTGAGAAGCTAATAAGGATAGATGGATATTCTCTTGAGGTGATACGTAATTCTCTAACATGGGCTGTTAATGATGATTTTTGGGCTCCAAATATTATTACAATAACAGGGCTTAGAAAAAAGTCGAAAAATGGAGCGACAAAATTTCAAAACATGTTGTCTAAATTTCAATCTACCGATACAACCTCAAAGGTTGAGGACTTTGTTAATGGATAGAAAACCCTTCAGAGAAGGTATGGCAATGCTGTTTACTATATTTAGACAGCCAATAGACACTGCGTTGGCTGATAGTTATTACCTTCTGTTAAAAGATTATTCTGAAGAAGATTTTAAACGCACTGTAGTTGAGGCAGGGAAGACATTAAAGTTTTTTCCTAGTGTAGCTGAGTTGATTGATATATTAAACGGAGAAGAATGTAGTGAGGTGGAGGCGAAGACTGATATCATTAAAGCCATCTCACGTTATGGGTCATATTCAACTCCAAAGTTTAAGTTTCAAATTAGTCACGCCATAGCTGAGGACATTGGGTGGTTGAACATGTGTACCATGAAAGAAGAGGAGTTGGGCAGATTAATTCATTTTAAATATAAAAATATTCTTGAACAATGGAAGCGTTGTAAGAGGGATAATACAGAATTTATTCTACCAACACTCAAGGGGAGATTGACCCCACATGGTCAGTGCGAGTCATTAAGTGAAGTTTTAAAGAAAGGAGTAAAAAATGAAAGAACTTGATATAGCATTATTAACAGAGTTTTTAGAGTATGCAAACTGCAGGTTATATTTTACACCCGACCCCTTTTTAAAGGGTGGGGATAGCTTGAGGATTAATACCATTGATATAACATTGCTCAACAATATGGTTGTAGAATTTAACAAGGAAAGGGCAGATAATAACTTTAAAGACACTATTCAGACCCCGTAAGGGCAACTCTGAGTGTTGTCGAACATAAGTTTACTTGCAAGATTAGAGAGTGTGGGTGCTACACCACCTTTCCTTAAAAGGCATTAACCATACGTAGGGTTAGTGCCTTTTTAAAACTACCAACAAGAGAAGTGTAGATGGCACAGAAACATCAACGCAAAGTCGGAAAGCTATGTGTTAATTGATTTTCTAATCGCACACAGTATTTGGTGGCTGTAAGTTGCACCTTGTTTAGGCAATAAAAAAAACTACTGCTGTCTGCACTTAGTTGGGTAGTATCACTATCCAACTTGTATGATTGGGTAGTATTTTGTGATTATATGACTATATATTGGGTTGTATTTTGTGATTAAAGGAGAAATAAAATGAATAATAGCGACTTTATACAATTATCTTGTGAATTAGCACATAATAGAGTAGAGGAGGCAGACACATCTTATATAATAGAAAATAAAGGAGGAAAAATGAATTACGATACAGATTACGATTGTAATTATTGCGAAGATAAAAATTGTAATAATGGCGAATGTATAGAGCCTATAAACGATTAATAATGATAAAAGGAGAAATAAAATGAAGAAGATTAAAATAAAAGTAGAAGCAGATGATATAGAATACACAATCTCACTACCTTTTGGTGCAACAACAACAGAGTTTCTTCAAAAGATATGGGGTTTGATGATTAGTCTAACTTATCACCCTGTAAGCATAATTGTAGGAATGAAAGAGGTTGTTGAAGAAATGGAAAAAGTTTATGAATCTAAATAAAATACAAGAGATACTTGAGTTTGAAGATTGGGACAAACCTTTAACAGATGAAGCCCTTGAGGAATTAGGGTTTGTTCAATCTAAAGATTTTCCAAAATTATGGGAATATGATAATGGTGTTGATTACCCACTTACTTGCGTTAATTATGAAGTTAGGTTGGAAATGGATAATGGCAGTAAAACAAGGTATTGGACAACTGTAGGAAGTGTTAAAATGTTAATAGAAGCACTAAAAGGAGATGAATGATTTATATTTTAATATTAGCAATAATTGTGTTTATCTTGTTCGTGCACAAGACATCTCATTTTGAGATAAAACTTGATAAAAAAGATATTGATGATGACTTAAAATTTAAAGGGGGGCATAATAATAAATGATATGTGAAATGTGTGATAACAATGGAACACGTAGAGAAGATAATATCTATTTGTGTGATGAGTGTCACGAAACATATCCAATAATAATAAGGGAGGACTAATGAGTTGTAAACCTGAAGTACTTTATGATGAAGAATATGTATTAAACAGAAAACAACCATATGGGATTAAAGTAACTGTTGAAATTGGACATCATGTAAAAATTGACGACAATAGAACTCCAATAAAAGTTGCTTATTCTGATAGTTGGTTAGCTGTAATTGAGGAAGGAAGTCTTACTCAAAAACAATTTAAAATAATTATGAAAGAAATTTATGATTATTTAAAACCACAAGAGGAAATACCTACAAAAAATAAATCCAATAAGATGTCTAAATCACAAAAACGACATATGAGGAAAGCTAATAAATGATTCAAATTAAATATGTTTTTTTAACTTTATTATATTTCACAATAGCAAATATAATAGTTTGGTATCAACTGAATAGTCAGTTAGTATGGAAATGGGCTGAGGGAACAAAATCAATGTTATGGATGTCTTTACTTGGTATTCCCATTAGTATATTATTTTGGTATTGTACCAAATATGGTTATTTAGGTTTTGGTAATTTATGGTCTGTAAGATTTATGGGGTTTGCGGCATCGATGATTACATTCCCAATTATGACTTATTTTTATTTAGGTGAACCGATGACTTTAAAGGTATGGGTTACAATGGGGCTAGCCATTATAATCATGATAATACAGTTATATTAAGTCTACTGTATACTGTAGTACTGTATAACTAGCTATAAAAAATTAAAAACGAGGAAAAAAATAAATGATATGTGAAATGTGTGATAACAATGGAACACGTAGAGAAGATAATATTTATCTGTGTGATGAGTGTAATGAAACCTATCCAATAAAAATAGAGGAATCAAAGGTTGGTGCAGGGTTTATGACTAAAGAATATAAGAGGCAAGAAGATGAATAATGTATGTAATATTGATGTTAGCAATAATTGTGTTTATCTTGTTCGTGTACAAAGTATCTCATTTTGAGATACACTTTGGCGAAAAAGATATTGATGATGATTTATATTTTAAAGGTGGACATAACACAGAAAGGATGGGGAAGAACAAATGACAAGAGATGTTAGATTTGGAGGTCATATTTTAACCACACAAAGGAAATACAAAGAACGACTTACTGATGGTGGTAAGATTTGTACAAAATGTAACAAAGAAAAACCATTGGATGAATATAGAGGTAGGTCATCCCATTGTGTTACATGTATAAAAGAATGGCAAAAAAAACAATATAAAAGAAAGAGCCAACCCTTATGGTAATGATAGAGCGAGTATATGAGGATTTTCTTGTAATAAAAGGAACCCCTATAGCACAAAAAAGACACAAATATAATGCAAGAGGGAATAGAGTTATAGTTTATGACCCCTCAGCTGAAGAGAAAAAAGAGTTTGCCAAGCTTGTTACTGAAAATTGGAAGGGCAAGGCACTCAAAGGAGCAGTAGGGCTGTCTGTAGTTTTTTACATGCCAAGACCCAAGTCACATTTTAGGACAGGGAAACACTCTAATAAACTTAAACCGACTGCACCTGTTTGGGTAACAACCAAACCCGATATAGATAACTGTATTAAATTTGTTTTAGATGCTTGTAATGGTATATTATGGGAAGATGATAAAACAGTTTGTGAGGTACAGTCAAGGATGTTATATTCACACTTTCCAAGAACGGAGATGGAAATATGGGAGAAATAACCAAACACATTAAGAAACAATCTTTTCAATGTCAAATGTGCACTAAGTTTGGCGTTGATAAAGACCAATATTTATGGGAAGGTCTTAATGATAATATATTGTTAATCTGTAAACCTTGTGCTAAAAGAGAGCATGGGCATACAAATAAAATCACACTTGAGGAGCATATAATAAAACATGCGGAGTAAATACGAAACCCCACTACATCTAGTTAAAGAAGGGTATCTTAGGGAAGATTTAGAGCGTTATTGGGGGAGAAAGTTGTTTAAATTACATTGGTATCAAAAATTAGATTTTGGTGTATTAAAAGATGGCTTAATCACAGGGTGGGTTGAGGTTAAACACCGGTATATGAAAAATACCCCAACAGACATTCATCTTTCGTTAAACAAGTGGATAGCAGGTCAACAGTTTACCACATACACCGGGTTACCTTTTATATTTGTTATAAGGTTAAATGATGGTGTTGATGGTGATTGGATGTTTGTTAGTGAGAAAAACTCCCCTAACGACTATAACTATATAGTGGGTGGTAGAACCGTCAAACAGAGAGACCGCCAAGATATAGAGCCCATAATTGCACTCCCTTTTAGGTTATTTAAAAAGATTGGAGAAAGGGTTGGGGGATATGATGAAAATAGTGATGATTGGAACCGTAGATTGGAATATTACACAAATAAAGGAGTTAATTAATGTACCTTGTTAGTTGGATAGATATGGCGAAAGGTGGAGGGCATCTACCCTTAAGACCTTTCCCCACTAAAGAAGAAGCTATTGCTTATAGAGATGGTGTTGCTGATTTTATTGTTATTACTAGTAGCAAGAAGCTTGATGTTAATGATGTTATATTGGATTTTGAGATTTCCAACGCAGATGGTTGATACTAAAGATTATATAACATATATAAAAAGTCAGCCATGTATAGTTTGCGGACAATCCCCTGTTGACCCCGACCACTTACAAGCTCGGGGGATGGGGGGTATAGGCAAAAAAGGTACAATCACAGGCACCACTTTAGATTTTTCATGCATTCCTTTATGTAGAGAACACCACTCAGAGCGTGGTAATACTACCTTAAAGGAGTTTCAAGAGAAATATAGGGTTAATCTATGGAAAGATGCTTTTATGTGCTTAAGGAGGTATTTCGTTGAGTAAAGAGCCACGTTCACGTTCATTTAGAGGTATTATCAGAGATGATAGGGTATTAAAAATATCTGATAGAAAAGGGATGGATGATTTTTTAGATACCTTGAATGGAGAAGTAGAAATAACTATTACAGAGGTTGTGTCAAGGTCTCATTTTCAGAATAAATATTATTGGAAGGTTGTTATAGGCACTTTATTAGAAGATGAACAATTTGGGGGCTATACTAAATATGACCTGCACGACACTTTAAAAGATTACTTTAAAGTAACCTCTACATCAAAACTAAGTAAACTAGAATTTCACGAATATATAGAGCAGATAATTCGATGGGCAGCTATGGATTGTAATATAAAAATACCCGACCCTAATGAAGATTAAAATACAGGCTTTTCTTTCTTCTTAAGATAGCTTCTAGTACTTTCAATATAGTCTTTACCAAATGCAAGGTGTTGTGCCATTTCTAGCTCAGTCCTATCGACATTCTCTCTTCCCCATTTCTCAGGGTTTAATCCTTTATTTATAGCATCACTCAATGGTTTTATACCATTTTTACCATAGATAATTTCTAATCCACCCACCACAAACCACTTATAAAACATAATTTGCTGTAAAGACATTGTATCAACTGCTCTAATGGTTGCTCTTAAGTCTCTTTGCCAAGATTTTTCCCACTCTTTTTTAGACATATCTCCGGCAAGATAGTGGCTAAGAGATATAGATACACTTCCCAATGAAGCTAGGGGAGTTCCTAAGTCTGATAAGGTATCAACAAAAGGATAAATTTCACCCATCATTGCGTTGATAGGGTTCCAACCTGTAATACCTCTTTTGCCTGTTATACCTTTAAAGGTCTCTTCTAGCATGGATGATACTAGATACAATCCGATTAACTCTTTTGTGCTTTGGAGAGTTTTTTGACGATGTAATTTAAATTGTGCATGGTCACGCCCTATAGTCTTAACCATACCTGTCGTACCATCAAATATTCTTTTACCTGCGTCAAGGTTTCTCAACATATAGTTTCTTGAATAGTTGGTTACACGCCCAAACCATGCACCTTTGTGTGACTTCTCGTGCATACTCCTCTCCAACCTACCATATCTATACTGCCATTTCCTACCTGTCATGCTTTCAGCTATTTTCATTGCAACATAATCAGTGTTTCCTGCTTCTATCTCATGACGTAAATTATCCTTTAAACTTTCCGGCAAGAAATCCCAAAAGATTTTCTTTCTAATTTTTCCAAATGATTTGTTTGAGTTTAAATGCTTAGATACAACATCATAAGCGTTTTTAAAGTTAACCCATCTATTTGTTGTATCAACACCGGTATATAAATCCATTGCTTTTTTAGCAAAACGACCTGCTATACCACCTTTGTCAAGCCAAGGGGTGTGATACCTGTGAAGAAACTCCTCTTGTAATACATGGTCATTTGTTACTAGCTCTAAAAAATATTTTTTAAGCTTATTCGGTGCTTTTTTGAAAGATGATGATTTACGGGCATTAAACATACCCCCTCTGTTAAAGGTCATTTTAGCTGTATTTAATAAGAATGAAGGCATATCCGCTACACTATAATAAGGCATGGCTGTCCACCTTTGAAGAGAGTTTCGTGTCCACGCTTTTAATGTTGTTAAAGATACTTTCATGATATTACCAACCAAATGTCGTTCAAAAGCAGTTAAAGAAGATGCATCAAACGGTCTATCTAAGTAATCAATGGTTTGAGCAATCTCAATGTTAGCTTCTTGTGAAAGCCGACCACTTTCATATATATCTTTCATCTCTCTTACAGGATTTTTAAGAAACATAAATTTTAAATCTGCAGTAACTTTGCGTGTAAAATTATTTAAAGCATCAAACCTTACTGACGTTTCCCCATCTTGTTTAGATTTTAAAAATCCCTTGCTCATCTCTTTCATAGGGACATTAAAGCCTAACTTAGTATCAGCTGAAAACTCGGGAGCATAGTTTTTACTCACCAAGAATCCCGGTGTATTCTCAAGCTCTTTGTGGAAAAGGTCAAAAGTAGTACTACCGCTTTCATGTTCCTTCTCTAGGATTTTTGCTAATCTGTCTAAGGTAGAGCCAACACCATCATCTGCAATATCTTTCTTCTTTACCTTTAATATATTTGGGTCTTTACCGTCACCAATGTTAATTTCTACAAAGCTATCACTATCTTTGCCCTTTTTAATCCTACCCCACACAAGCTCACCGTTAGTAAGTTGTATAACGTCAGGAGCAACCCCTTTTAAATTTCCTGAAGCATTTTGATACCAATCCATAAAACGCATTGTTCTGTATGCTTTTTTCATAACAGGGTCATTATAATATTCATGTAAAACTTTATAAGCTGCTGCTTCATGAGGCTTAAGGGTAGATGGGTCAATCTTCCCAACCAAGGCTTCATGAACCCTCATTCTATCTTCTTGTGGAAACCAATCATTCCAATTTTTTGTTTTTCCAAAAGGCTCTAAAGCATTTTGTAATTTACCTGTCCATTCACCCCTTTTTGCCTCAAATTGTGCCTGTCCTTGTCTAATTCGCTCCCATACATCAAACGTCTTTACCCCATGTTGTTGCTGAATATGACTCATCCAATCTTCTGTACTAGATATATTACGCAAAAACCTTTTAATAGTAACCCATGCCCCTTTACCTGTAGGGCTTCCGGGGACTTTAGGAGTTTTGCGTGGTTTACTCATATTTGCATCTGCGATTAAATCAACATCAGTTAGTTCTGAGCGAGATATATCAACCTTAGAACCCTCAGGGATATCAACACCCATTTCTTTAGTCACAACACTTAACGGGTCAGGCACCTCTTCTACTTTAGGGGTGCGTGTTAAATCTGACAAGGTAACCTCTTTACCACCTAATTTAACAGTAACTGCCCTGTTAGAATAACGACCTAATAGTTCATGGTATGCTTTCATCTGCAAATAAGATGATGCATCAGATGAGTTGAGAATATTCTTAAGTGTTGTTTCACCAAACAATTCTTTTTTCATTCTCTTAAAATCAGCATCAGTAGCTATTTTATTACTTTTTAAACCTGCTTCTGTAATATGGATTGCCCCATTAAGTTTTTTCTTCTTTTTAATTAACTCAGACTTAGGTAGTGGCTCCCCGGTTTCGGTATATCTATCACCCCAAATTGTAACATCTTCACCAATTTTATTTTTATTAATAGGGGTGCCATCTTTATCTACCACCTCAATACCTAGTCCAATTTTTGGGTTTTTAAGATATTTTTTAGCCTCACCATATAGTTTATTCAATAAAGGTTTAACTGATTTACCTAGCTTACTAATCATTTCTTTAGCAAACACCTGAAAGTTCTTTGCACCCTTGTGTAAAACTGCTACTGCCACTTTTGTAGCATCTTCAAATTTCTGTTTACGAGAATAATTAGATGTTTCTCTCCCATAGAAATTTTTAGTTCCCATAGAACCACCTTCTATAAGCCTATCTAAAGCTCTTCCGCCCTCAGTCTCAATCCCATGAGCAAGTTTATCTCCCTCAGCCTTGCTTAACGTTTTACGTTTTAATTTAATGTCATTTAATAATTCATCTGCCCTTTTTATTTCAACTTTTTTACCCCCGGTGAAATCTGATAAATTTTTGGTGAAGATTTTTTTGGCAATTTTCCACCCTTCGGGTTGACTTGCAATAATCTCAATAGCTCTTTCGTGAGCGAACCGACTTTTTTCTTTTTCATTGAAAAATTCTCCTTGTTTTTTACCTTTTAAGTGTTTTTGATTATTTGTTCCAAACAGTTCTACAAACTCACCTTCAGCTTTGCTGTAATTAGCATCCAAAATTTTAGCTAAATTATTTACAGCATCTATATTTACTTCCCCATAGTCTTTTATAGTAACATCTGTTTCTAAGCCCCTTCGGGTAATTATAAAATCTTTCACCCCAACAGTATTTAAAGCTTCAGCTATACCCTTTACATCTTTATTGATAGTAGTTAATTTATATAAAGAGTGATTACCCTTGTCCTTACCAATAAAGGTTGTGACATCCGGTTGCTTTCCTAAAAGAGATAACATTGCACCTTTTAACTTTAAAGCAGTTGCAGTCTCAGGAGTATGTATGTACTCTGTGACAACCCCATTGCCTACCTCTCCATTGATATGGATAGTTTCCCTTGATAGATTCTGCAACCCTAAAGCACCATCAAGCTCCACACTTGCTTTCCTTAGTCGGAAACCACGTTCACTACTTAAATCTTCTATTGCTTCAGTTATGTTTCTCTTTTTTAAAGACTCTGAGTAAATTTGCACAGGGGCTTCTATATTTCTCTTAAAGCCGGTGCCACCTTCTATCGCTGCTTTTAATAATAAGTCACCCAATGGAGAGTCACCCCTTGCAACAGTTAAGTCTCCTTGAGATATAGCCTTTCCCCACTCTTTTCTTGATAAGCCTTTGTTAAATGTTGCATCAGGTAATTCAGCAATTAAATCTCTTAAATATGGTTTATTCTCAAGCTCTATAATTTTTTCAAATATTGGTTCGGTTACATAAATATCATGTTTATAGTTTCTAGCATCACCTGTACGTACCTCTTTTAATATACCAATATAATTTATCCTACCAAGCAAGTTTAACACATCAGGTTCAACAAAATTTAAAGCAATATCTTTTTTAATAATCCTTTTTAAGGGTTTCCCTGTTCCACTGTCATTACGCTCTTTTATAATTTTATTAGCATCAGCTAAAATACCTGAAAGTGATTTTTGCGAGTCATTATTTAACTGTTCTTCTTTACTGTAACCATGCTTTTTAATTAACTTATCTAATACCCTTACCCCTAAACGCTCTTTAACAGTAGATAATACGCCTTTGTGAAAAGATATATTATCTTTCATTGAACCTTCTATGCCTGTATATCCGCCAATAGCTACAACACGCATACCTTTTTTCGCAGCTTTTAGTAGTTTAGTAGTCGGGGTTTTCCCAAGAGAAAAGCTACCATATACTTCAGCACTTCTAACCCCAAACGGGTATCTTTCACCCTTTAGGTTACGTGCCATAAAATCTCCGGCTGTTATAAAGAAGCCTGTAGGTTCACCATCTTGCAGAATCTTAGTAACACCATCTTCCACGACCTCAATACCTAGTCCAATTTTTGGGTTTTTAAGATAGTCTTTAACATATTTAAATAGTTTACGGACATGAGGCTTTATTCCTTCACCAACATGAGAAATCATTTTTTCAGAAAACGCTTTTAAT